TAGGTCTCTTCTTCTTGACCGAACTTGTATCCATAGTTCTGGGATTCATTTTCGGTGGTTTCACGAACCAGTGAGGAGGTTACGAGGGAACCCACCTCTATTCCTTATTTTCATAAGGTGTGGACTATATCATCAACCTATTTTATTAGGTTGTCGGGCACTTAAACCTGTTATTAAGGGGACTAAACCCCTCAGGTAGTCTCTGAACCTTTCTTGAGTGTACTCAAGACTTGGATGCTGATTACCATATTACTAAACTTTTTTACAAGACCAATAATAAGCAGTTTTTCTTTCACCTTTTAAAAGAGGAGTAACTCTCTTGAAGTTTTTGATTGGAACTATTTTTTGTAGTTCATCCAAAACCTCACCACCAGTTTCACAATTTATTATACAAATTGTTTCAATCTTATTGAAAGAAAAAATGTACTTATCTGTAGAAGTAATAGCAACATTTTTGTTTCTATTTTTACCTCCCACTTTACCACCAATACTTCTCATTTTCATAGCATATTCAGACTTCACAGAACGAGCAGACATCTCTTTTTGATAATCAGAATTCCAAAAGTTTTTCTTGGATAATCTTAGTACTTCGTGTGTTTTATAAGCACCTTCAACTCTAAGAAGTCTCCAACCTTCACTATCAAAACCACACATCAAGTTATATGCTGCTAAATCATATACTTGACTGTATACATCGTACCTTATTTTATGTGCGAGTATGTGGTCTTCAAAAGATAGTGAAATAAGATTTTCTGGATTATCAAGACCACCATCATGTTTTGGGACAATATGGTGTTCTTCAAGATAAGTATTGGGAGGATATGTTTTTGATTTACATTCCTCAATAAAAGATAAGTAATCGTTGGTCATAAAGTTTATGTTACCAGAGTTATTTATATAAGTCAAGTAACATTTTAGTAACTTAGGTTTCCAGCAGTTCACCCGATTTTCACTTACTGATTACTCAGCAAGGGCACAGTTCCCTATGCATTGCGGAGAAAAGACTTCCTCCAAAAACACCAGCAACTCCAAGCATATGCAGAGGATTCATAAGAATATTATGCTCTGCAGAAAATACAAGCATATAATTAAAAGTACCGGAAATACCTAGAGGCATTCCATCTGAAAACGAACCTTGTCCAAAAGGATAAATTAGAAATACAGCAGTAGCAGCAATAGCAGGAGCACTATAAGCAACTGCAATCCAAGGACGCATCCCGAGTCTAAATGAGAGTTCCCACTCACGACCAAGATAGCACCAAACACCAATCAAAAAGTGAAATACCACTGCTTGATATGCCCAACCATTATAAAGTGCTTCATCAATAGAAGCAGCATCCCAAAGATTATAGAGATGCAATCCAATAGCATTTGAACTCGGTACTACGGCACCAGAGATGCCTTCCATGAAATCCATTCTTCATCTTCATAAGGTATCCAACCTTCTAAAAATGAAGCAACCATAGACCTAAGTGAATAATGAGGAAAATTAGTTTTCATTGCCCACGCTTTAGCTGTGGGTTTGGGTTTGCCAGATGTAATCCATATTTCATAGATTTCATCAGCAACAATCCAAGGTTCTATATTTTTTCCTTGTCTCCACTTAGAAACTTTCTTAGCAACTTCAGGATTCTTCATATGATTAGAATCACCCGATAATATCGGAAGATGCTTAGCAAATTGCTTAAGATATTCCTTATCTGCAGATTTAGTCCAATGATTATCTCCAATAGAATTATTCCATTTTTCAGGATTTTTTCGTCTTGGGTGATTATCACCTTTCAAATGCTCCCAATATTGAGGATTTTTATTTCTGGCATGATTTTTACCAGTTCCCCAACCTTGAGGTTCATTAGAAAGATTTAAACAACCATTTCTACCGTAATGGATAGAAAGCATTTCTCTTTCAGTTTCTCTTTTGTCAGTATCTTCATTGAATATTTCTAGAAATATCCAATCATTGGGATACTTTTTAAGAGAGTTATGAAAATGGTCATTTCCTTTAAACTTTCTATGAAATCTTTCCCTTTTTTTGAGGGTCATTGAGGTTGAACCCCAATAATAATCTCCGTTAGAAAGTCGTATCGCTAAGTAAGTTATCATGGAAGTTAGACTATATCTTCATCCTTTATACTAATTATAGCATAAAGGAGTTGGGCGCTTAATCCTGTTATTAAGGAGACTGAACTCCTCAGGTAGTCGTTGAACCTTTCCCAAGTGTACTCGGGACTTGGCTGCTGATTGGAGTGGTTATCCCTTTCCAGCAATTCACCCAATTTACTTCTTACGATTACTCGTAAGTGACACCATCTAGATGTTGTTGCCGTACATTAGAGACCCAGCAACAGGTTCTCTGATCCCATCGCATCATCTAACAAACAACCATATCTTCTGACTTAGGTTGTTTCTGTTGAGATTTTGTAAACTGGTTTATTCCATTTGGATTTCCACCAGAGCAAGTACCATACTCATCAAGTCTTGCTTCATAACCTAACTTAGCCATTTCACTTCTTCCACCATTTTCTACCCACTCTTTCCAAGTTTGTAGATGAGAAATACATTCGGTTATTCTTTCTCCTCGTCTTACTCCCATATAAGGAAGTATTTTTTGTAGAATGAATAAGACCTTTTCTTTTTCTCCGATGTGAAGTGTATAAACTTGTTTACCTTTTACAGTTTTTCTTGATGGTAAGAAATAAGACTTATCTAAAAGTTTACTTAACCTTTGGATAATATCTTCATCTACCATAGAAACTCTAATATAAGGTGATGGTGGTGTTTTAGAAACTTCATAACGGTCTTTGGAACGATTGTCTATCCCAAAGTATCCTTCACCTTCTAAAATACCAGCAATCCAAGCAACATCAGTTTCAGTTAAGTTTAACATTTGGTTCTCAAATACTGTATTATTTATACAACATTTGAAATAAAAAAGTCAACAGTAGATGTGTGGACTATATCTTCACCCTTCATAGAAGGGGCTGGGCACTTAAACCTGTTATTAAGGAGACTCAACTCCTCAGGTAGTCTCTGAACCTTCCTTAGATGTATCTAAGGCTTGGCTGCTGATTGCCTTTCGGTTTCCAGCAATTCACCCAGTTTCGTCAATACTCTTACGAGTAAGGGACACCGATTAAAGCGTAATGTCTACAGGGGGATTTGCAATAAATGCAATGATAAAAACCGAAGTAGCAACAAGCAGGCAAGGAATCATAAGAACTCCAAACCACCCCACATAAAGACGATTATCGGTTGAAGTAACCCAGTTACAGAATTGTTCCCAGGCATTTGCGCCAGAACGGCGTGTTGAAATTGTAGCAGTCATAAAAGCTTTAAAAGAATAAGAAATATCCATAGGGATTGGACTTTGCGTTATTCCTTCACTACCCTCAAGTGAAGGTATGAGAGACGTATTTAACGTGCTTAGTCTCGGTAAGGAGTTAGCGTCCCTTTTCAGCACGGTCACAAGGTCTTAGAAGTTGTTACATTTCTTAACCCCGTTGATGTATTTATCATAACATAAGGACCCCGGACCTGTCAACCCCCAAACTCATCAATCTTATCTAAGACTCGGTTGAGATACGTCTGCGCTAGAGACTTGGGGTCCGAGGTCCAGGTGACGTTCTCATTATACAACTCATGTTTGAGTTTGAGAACGGCACATTTAATCTCATCTTTCGTGAGTCTACCTCTAGGCATAAGACTTTAAAAACTCTGTTCCTTATTTAGAGTCAGAATACTCCAGGAATGAGTTGACCGGTAGTGAGATATGTACCCGCCATAACTACAAACGCAAGCATAGCAATTTTTCCATTAAGTGCTTCTGCTTGTTCAGTCCATCCAAATTTCATTTGGTTTTCTCCCTTTTAGTAGTGTTTTGAATTACAATAAATTTGTCTTTAGGTAGAGTGCCTGCGACACAAACTTTGAGTTCGTCATCATTAGACCAGACACCAGATTCTACAAGTTCTTGAAGGGCAATACTCAGTTGCCCGAGCATTCCAGCACTCACAGATTTTCTTCCTGTTCGGTGAGGATCACACAGTCAGACTTAGGATATGCTACACAAAGGAGAGCAAACCCTTCTGCCATCTGATCGTCATCAAGGAAAGATTGTTCTTCGTTATCAATCTCACCAGAGATAACTTTGCCAGCACAAGCAGAGCAGGCACCTGCCTTACAAGAGAAGGGAAGATCTACTCCTGCATATTCGGCAGCATCAATAATGTATTGATCTTCAGGGCATTGAATAGTGGTTTCGGTTCCATCAGAGGAACGAAGAGTAACGTTGAAAGTCATAAAGTTTCAATAAGTTTCGCAAACTTTCTCAACAGAATAGCACAGAAGCACCAGGAACGCAACCCCAGTGAATGTGAAGATTGCTTCAGTCATCAGAAGACTCCGAAGAAGAAGTTGCCAGTGATAGCATAAGAAACAACGCCAGCAATAATACCGACCATTGCCCAGCGTGAATTTGCTCGTTCTGCCCGTTCTGCATAAGGTTCGATACCATAACGTTCAAGATCCTCTTTCGTCATGTACATTGCAGGTTCTTTGGCAAACATATTCATTTGCCCAAATTCATTTTTTGTTACAGTCATATAAGTTTTGTGAAGAACTGTTACACAAGTATATAGTAAAAAGAAAGGGGTGTCAAGCCCCCTTTGTCAGAATATGAAAACATTATAAGTATAAATGCTTACTGTTGAGGTTGAGAAGATTCGGTTATTCTACCCAAATATGGATCATAGTTCATAAGGTCATCAATAGTCATATCAGATCCTTGCTTCTGCCAAAATTCAAGCAAACCATCATGACTTGCGCGATGAAAAACATCAATATGTTCAGGATGAATAGAAGATCCTAACTCAATTCTATAAAGAAATAATGGAATAGAAAAAGTATTACCAGAATTGTAAATTAAATCATCAGCAACAGGTCTTGGTTTTACACCCTGATCCAGTTTGTATTTGCCATCACGAACATGAAACTTTAGTAGTTTCTCAGCATGATGACGAGTAATCATATAGCAAGCTGTTGAAAAATCATTCACAAATCTCTTGTGAAGTTTTATATGCAATGCTCCAGTACAAATGATTGCTAATTGAATCACATCCCAATCATAAGGAACTTTAGAAGCAAAATCAGACCATGTAAAATTCCAAAATTTTACAATTTGAAGATCTACATCATCTTCCATAATGATCGCATATGGAGAATCAGATGTCTCATACCAATGCTTGATTGCTTTTAAGTGAGAAGTAGTACATCCAATCTCGCCAGATGTCATTGTTTCTGGATACCGACCCTTAATGATGTCGCTCAAATCATCATCACGACCATCATAAGCAGAAATACGAGTATAATTCTCAATCTCCCAATATTTAAACTGATCTTCCATATACTCTTTTCTTTCTGGTTGATCATCCAGATTGAGATAGTAAATTGGCGGCAATCCTTTAAGTTTATGTGTTGATTTATTTTTATCCATTAGATGACAGTCCAAGTTTCAGGAATTAAATCTTTGGTTTCTTTATCGGCATTATTCGGACCAAACCACTTTGATGGTGCGATGACCTTTTCACTCTTTGCCAACCAAGCACCCCACCAGGAGAACGATGAATTGGCAATGATGTGTCCCGTACAGAAAGTCATCAGGCACAGATCAATCTTATTATCACCAGATTCGGATACAAGGAACCGATCATCCGAAAACAGTTCTTGTTCCTGACACCACTCTGAATCATCAGAGAAAACAATGACCTGTCTCCCATCAAAATGTTTCAGTGCTTCTTCATAATAACTCAAGTCTAGATTATGATGATTCGCATTATTTGTCAAGTAGTCTGTGCGACGAACGTGAAGAGAAACTGGATTGTCAAAACCTTCAGCAATCTCTTTACACGGTTCTAGAATGTGATCTCTGAACGTAAAGTCTTCAAGAATACTATTCTCTATATGCTTAAAGTATTTCTCCGACTGAAAGAATCCAAACAGTGATACGTCATTTGGACACTGATCAAATAACAGTTGATCAAAATGAAAGAATCGTTCTTGAGCAACAGGAGCATTACCACCATCCAAATACTTGACATTTGATCTAGGAAGATTTGGAAGATCAAAGACTTCAAACAACTGATGAGATCTCCACTCATCCTCAAACTTAGAAGGTGGAATACCAAAGTCATATCCTCTACGGGCAGCAATGCCCCTCAATGAGGCATACTGAAACATCTGATTGCCCAGTCTACCCAGATGTCCTAAATGATTAAATGCGAGCATCACTAAATCTCCGTGCCAAGTATTCCTGTTGATTCATATATTTCACAATCGTATCCTTATCTTGCTCCCTTAACCACTGCCACAGGTTGTGATTGTCCATAAACTTTGGATTGTGATAATGGGAATTATGTGTTCTGGAATGTTCAAAGTGCCAGATCCAATCATTGATTCTACCGACTTTATATCCTAAAGCATTAAACCGAAAATAAAATTCACAATCTTCCGCACCCCAGGATAAGAAGTTTTCATTCCACATTCCACCAGCGATTACTTTTTCTCTAGAATAGAATTGCGTCCAACCAATCGTAGAGGATTCTGTTCTACATCTGGTATCAATAACTCTCATATCAAATCCACTTTCAAGAAATGATTGAAAAACTTCCATCGGATAGTCTACTTGAAACTGATAGACTCCACAACCATAAGGATAGATTACATCTGCTTCTCCATTCATGATCGTTTGATATGCTTGATGATGACTACTCATAGGGTAGATGACATCAACGTCATGACTACAAACAACTTTTGTCTTTGCCATCAGAATCAGATCATTAAGAATCCGAGTCTTATGAAATAGATCTTCCGTGTTTTCTTCAAAGATATACTGAAGATTATCAACGCTCACATACTTCTTAATCTCTGGAATCGCACGAAACTTAAACGTTGCGTGATCACTAACTTCCTTAACAATCACCGTTGCCTCTGGAAAATTCTTGAGGAGATAAGTTACAGAGGTGATGATGTTCTTTAACCGATCCTCAGATTCAATTCTCGTCGGCATAATATAAGTTAGATCTTTCATAATTGAATCCATCCCTCTGGAATTAAATCTGACATATTATAGTCGGCATAAGCAGAACCAAACCAGGTCTTTGGTGCGATGACTTTTCCACGACCGTTCTGTAACCAGGCACCCCACCAACTCATAGAACTGTTTGCAATGATTCCTCCAGAAGACATACTCATCATACAAAGATCATAATACGGAATCGGAGATCTGACTCTCCCATCATTAGTATCTGATAGATGATTATAAAGTGGGTTCTCATCAGGAATTAGGAACCTATCATCAGTAAAGTTTTCTCTACACCAGTCAAGATCATCAGAAAATACAAAGACGGGAACATCATCAGGAAACTCTGCTAATGCCTTTTGATAATATTCAAGTGAACAGACGGGATGATATTGTGGTTGACTTAAGTAATCACCACGACGAACGTGTAGGAAAATAAAGTCTTTATACTGTTCTGTAATTTCCAAACAAGGCTCTTTGATATCATTCTTAAACTCAAAATCTCTACGGATGATATCTTCTACATTCTTAAAATATTTTTCAGTCTGAAAATAATCGTGGATATTTACATTGTCTGGACAGGTTTCAAAAAACTTTTCACTAAACTCAAAATATCCAGTCACAACACTTTGATATGAAGTAACACCAAAGTTCTCTTCTTTTACTGTGGACATTTCAAAGCATTCAAAAAGTCCATAGTTCGCATCACCATAAGAATTTGGTGATGGGACTACCCAATCATAATTGTGTCTCGCAGCAATACCACGAAGTCCAGCATACTGGAACATTTGATTGCCCAGTCTACCATTTGATCCAAGACGATTATAACTAATGGTCATCAGTCTCCCCTCTCAATACGAATACTATCTTCATCAAAGTGTTGTGTTGAAAATTCAAACAATTCAACATCAGTAATTGCGGTCATTTGATGTCTTAATCCACGATAGATATGAAACTTATCCCCAGGTTTAAGTATGATCGTTTGTGCTTCTGACTTATCATCAGAATCACCATAAATTAATGACAACTCTCCACTTTGAATGTAGAAAGTTTCATCCTTTAACTTATGGTGATGCCAAGAACACTTTTTCCCCTTTACAAAATAAAGAAGTTTCCCACAGTATTCTTCACAATTCACAATCCACTTTTCAAATCCCCATCCTTTGGGAACAAACTTAATCTCCGAAGAACTCATTGGCATTAATTCCTTTATCGTCAATGTAGTAATCACCAGAGGGTTTACCGAGAACTAACTTGTGATACTTACAACCCCAACTATCGAGTTGATTCTTTGTAAGTTCATAGAACATTCTTTTCGCTAGGTCAGCATTGTCGCCTGACCTACCCATACCTCTAGCGGTAAGATAAATGATTTGGTTTCCTTCATCATACAACTTATTTATTTTGGCAATTCTATCGGGGTTTGGGATACTAGTTTCATAGTCACAGTCATCCCGACACTCTGGTTTATCACAGATTGTACCGTCAATATCAACCACATACTTCATTCAAAACACCTCCGATAAGCATTCCAGTAATCAAGAGTTTCTTTCGGAACAATATCTTGCCAATCAGATAAACCTCGGATTAAATCAGTTGTATAACGATATCCAATGATCTCCTTCTCAAGATTGGTAACTAAATCCTGAACGTTTCGGTCTTGGTAAACTGATGCCTTGTTATACACAACACTCTTGGGGAAATAATGCTGAAGAACATATCCACCCCAAATATCATCCATCCGCCCAACATGAGGGAATACCGAATAATATGGAATGACTTCCCGTGCCAGAAAAGTATTTTGACTATTGAATGGTGAGATAGAAAGAGATCCATAAGGACCTTGAATCTTATCAAACTTTACAATGGGACGAATAGATAATCGTGCCATCGCATCAATATCAGGATCACCATCCCATAAATCTGCCTGAACAAGAACTCTACGCTTGAGTTTGCCACCATAAGAAACTCGGTTCCTATAAGGAA